AGTAACGCCCAAGGATGGGCTATCAATTCTCGCGATTCGCTATAATCAAACTATATCAATAAATTACACAAGATAAGTTTTACAACTTTTTTGTAAAACCCTTTAGGAGTCGCTCAATATTTGAACTACAAAACTTTTGTAGTTACCTACAATTATTTTGTAGGTCGGTCATTTCAATTTAGAACAATCAAACAATATCAATAATTTGAGATATTCAGGCAACAAAAAACCCACCGGAGTGGGTTGGTTTGGTTATTCATCATCAGGGGTGGGTTGTTTTGCTTTTCTTCCAAAAACAAAAACGCCAGCAAGTCCAATAACATTCATAGTTATTAGCCCCGCACCTGCACCATACTCACCTTTCCACATAAGGTACCCACCAAGCAAAAAAATAAGCAATGACAAGGAGTAAGCCATCCATTGCCCCCTTTTGTCTTTTTTGATAGCGCCATTCAGTGCAGTTTTTTGTGTTTCATGCCTGAAGCGTTGCTCAGCCTCTGTGAAAGAAAGTATTCTCTCAGCCATGCCAGGAACAATTTCTTCGTATTGCCTAAGGTGATCTGGGTGTGGGAGAGGTCCGTGGAATATTTCACGTTTTTGGATAACTGACATTATTTTAGGGCGGTCCAACAGTCTCTCGAGAACAGCTGGATTCTCTTCAACTGCGCTTTCTATTTTAGCGACCGCCCCTGTTAATTCCTCTTCCGACATTATCGTGTGATGCTTATCTTGTTCTTGCTCTGAACTCATCACTTTCACTCACAAGTTGAGAAATAGCCTTGCTCATATCTTTCCCTACGGCTTCGATATCTTTTTTTAGGCGGTCTTGGTCTCGCCCTTGAGCTGCCATTCTTCTGTAATTTGTAGCAGGAGCTAAGTCCATTACGCTACCCATAGCTATGAGATATCTGCGCATTGTTGCTGTCATATGACACCTCCGCTTAGTTGAAGACTATAGTTCATGGTTACATCAAATTGCTAAATATAACTGGAGCTATCGTAAAACAACATTTAGTTAACTTCAATAAAAGTTTGTGCCTCCGAGAGGAGTATCACTATCTATCACAAGAGATAAATCTCTATTTAGAGGAAATTTAAACTGTATCTAAACACAGTACCACTACCTACAAAACGGCTCAAATCCACCGTTCGGCTATCTTCGGACAAGGCTGGGATTAGCACTTTCAAAAAACAATAAAGGACCAAACGTCATCAGGTTAGTAGCAGCCCCATTTACTTTGTACGGATATTTGACTTAATTAAATTCACGTCTAATATTTGTTCTGCTCAATAACGAGCATTACAAGGAGTTTTTATTATGGGTAAAAAACCCGGTGAAAACACAGGTAAAGATGGCGGTATCTATCGAGAAGTTGGACCTCGTGGCGGTTTAAAAAACAATTATGCCACAGTGAGAGACAACGAAAAGCTACCACCAACAACGCAATCAGGCAACACATGAGTTCTTGAAAAAAGAACACCAAACAGTAAGCGTCCTTAACCTGTTGTAATAATTAAAGCCGGCCTACGTCGGCTTTTTTGGGTTTAACACAGAAATCCACCATCCTACTAATAAGATGGCAAAATGTTTCATTCGCGGCTCCTGTTTCAACGCTCACACCGACGCGGTGACAAATGTCGAACGCTATATGTGCGCATTCGTGAACTAGAGTAGATAATTTACCGTTAAACACACCAATAATATGGAGTACACACTGAGTGTTAGTAACTGTATGACTTGCACCGTTAACAAAACTATCCCCACCATCAATGCCTAGTTTTTCATGTAGAGATCGCCAATCATCCCAAGAGCCACAATAGATAATATATCCAGATTCAAATAAAGGCACCTTCATATGTCGATACTGCTTTAGGATTTTGTTCATATTCCTACCTTTACTATAAAATATCTCAAGCCTGATAATTGGCTACTTTCTCTTCCTACTCACTAATCGACGTTTGCCACTGATCAGCTCATCATTGCGACCTCTTATGCATCACCTCTAACGCCTTAGCTTCCATAATGCGGATATCGCTAAAAACGGTCGCTCTATCTTTGATGTTGAGTAAGTCCATTATTTGGTTTAATGGGTTGTAATCCAAGCCTGTGATACCATTCATGCCTACACGCCACTGTGTATTCATGGCTGAAAATACTTGATACGAATCCCAAACATCAGGCCAGATTTCAACATCTTCAATATCTGGCGGAAAGCCAAAAGCGCGCTCGAACTCAGCCGATTCTTTTGAACTCATTCCGCCATACATCGCCTCGGCGACCGTTAAGAGTTTTTTTCACGATTACCCATCAGTTCGTTGTAATACGTTGATGAAATAGCACGAGAGGCTGAAGGGTAGTTATCTAACAATATGTTTAAATTTTCTTTGTTATATGGCTCTTCGATCGCCCAGTCAGCAATAATCTGCTCAAAGAACTCAGAAATCGGTTTTTCTCGCATTCCATCAAGCTCACTTACTGAGTGATGTTTAAATGTGAATGTAACTACTTCTGGCTTTTCTTTGCCGGCAACAGGAATTTTAACGTTAGCTTTGAAGGTTGGATTTGGGACGAGTGTAAATTTAGGCATTATCAGTCCTTAAAAAGCCCCTGTTTCGGGGCTGTTGTGAGTATTTATTGATTAAGATGCGTTGGTATAAATCTGCATTTCAGATTTAAGTGAGAATCGCGCTGTTACGTTTTCAACTTCGTTGATAGCAGTGTTTGGCACACGCTGGAATGAAATTGAAGCTGTGTAATAGCGATCTTCTTCTGCGCGTTTATTGAAGAATCGGATTGCAGTAACTTGCTTACTGTCGTCCAATTTTGTTAGCAATTTACGGATAGGCAGCTTAGCATCGTGAGCAAAGGTATAAACCTGTACAACACCATTTTTATAGGTATCGATAGTTTCTGCCTGCTCATCTTCAAGAAATTGAACCTCTTGAGTTTGCTGTTCCCCACCTTCTGTAGAAAGTGTCATTACCTGTGGCATGACTTCCCATGACAATACTTTCTTTAATGTTCCTGTACCGCCACCAGCAGGAAACACATTTTTATCACTTGTATCGACACCTTCTAAGGTGATTTTAGATTCAGCGACACTTGCAACACGGAAAGCACCCGAAGCTTTTTTCCAGCCAGATGTAACATGAACAATATCGCCTTTAGCAATGTCACCCACATCATCAACTGTTAGTACGGCTTCTTCGGCATTAGTTGCCTCGGTAATTTTAATTTCGTCATCGTATTTACTTGCGACGTAAACACGCGACCCATTAGGAATGTTATAGGCCATTGTTAACCTCTATTTTAGGTATAAAAAAACCGCAATTAAGCGGTGTTATCGGATTGCATTACATCGATAGGATGCACGAATAGGAATGGTATAATTTGTTTCATCTGAAATTGGAGGGAACTGGCTAGGCTCTCCGTTAATGTAGATACCCTCCCCTAATGTTAATCCATTTTCTAATCTGTTTTTAACGTCATCAGCAATAGTTGATATCTTAGCGTCCCCACCCCCTACTTTCCCAACTACGTTAATTTGGATAACACCACGATAAACAGGCATATCCAGAGATAACCCGATGTTATCCGTTTCTGCTGGCATGACATGGAGTTGAAGATAGGGAGCGTTAATATCATTAAAAGGAAGATTGGGCCATGCGATTTTTAGGTTTAAATCCTTGCCAATACTCGCCACCAGCTTTCGTATTTCAGTATTAATCGTTGACTGATTCATGATTTAGTTTCCGATACGGCAGAGTTGAAAAACTGACTAAATTCCTCAGCAGTCACAGCAACCATACCGTTAGGTGCTTGTTTCGAATGCCCCATTTCAAGGCGGTAAGCATAAGGCACATTGTTTGTGAAATAGATAGCTTTCATTCCTACCTTAAATTGTTCAATAACAACGTTGCCTAACGCCTTTGTCATATTGCCTGACTTATCTATGCGTCCCGTTTCGCCTTCCGCTGGAGCATCAAATGACACCTGCCAATTACCTCTAAACCGCCCCCCTGTATAACCAGGAGGAACATAAATATCCATAGAGCCATTAACACGAACACGCTTTTTTAATTGACGTCGCTTTGGTGTTAAATTATTAGGATCTTGTTTTAGATACTCATTATGTTCAAAAACTGCTTTATTGTAGTTTGAGGCAACCCTATTAACTTCCCATAGTTCAGGATTCCCAACGGGTGACATATCAACGAGCCTAGCAAGTATTTGAATACTGGTTTTTCTTACAACCGTTTCAATATCTGCATTGGATTTATCGATAAATAAGTTAATTGACCTCATAAACTGATCTGACATGTCACGCCCTCAGTTGAGACTGATAGCAGATAATAATATCAGCGGGTTTAACAGGATTCGGCTCATGAACGCGCAACCAAACGCCATCGATAAGCAGCTTATCCCCTTTCTGAATATCAATGTCTGGAGGAAGTATCATTTTAATATCCGTGGAGAGAATAAGTGTTCCGTCGATTTCGTGAGGTTTATATTGCGTTTTTACCCCGACAACAGAAAATAACGTTTCTGGCTCAAAGTGTTCCTGCCCCTCATCATCAACCCAATGCTTACCATCACGCTTAGCCTGATAGGAAACGCCATATTTTTTCAACATCCTTAATGCTGTGCTCTGCCCACGTTGATAAATGTTCATGGCTACCTCATTGCAAATGTATTAATGGCAAATCCATCCGAGACATCAATCAAGCCAGACAATAAACCTTTTAACCAAGGAAAGTTTGGTGCGCCAGTATTAGTGCCTTCGGCATATTGCACAGTAATAGCGCCCTCAATTCGCTCTGAGGTGATTTCAGCGCCTAACGTGGGCTGTAGGTCATTTTCTACTGATTCAATCGCTAAACGGCATTGAGCTTGGATTAATTGCTTTGGTATCTGATCGCTTGGGATGGCAACACCGTCGCGAGATAGCCCTGAGCGAGGGAAAGATAAAGGTTGATTTGGGTTAGTTCGTTTACCTAACCATTTTTGCGATTCAAGATAATCCATCGCCGTAATTAGTAATGCCTCTAATCCACTATCTGCCAAAGTGATATTTCTATCCTCAGCGTATTTCTTCAAATCATCCACACTTGCGTAGCTATTAAATATTGGAGAGTTCTTATCAGGATCAATCATGCTCACCTCAAAAAAAAGAGGGGCACAAAGCCCCTTAAATTACTCGTCTGGAGAAGTTTTTTCTGTGAATGTAATTGCATCAGTATTTTGTGCAACACCATCAACAGTGGCTGTGACAATAAATTCACCCTGTGAATCAGAAGTTAATTTCACTGTCGCACCACCAGCTTTGCCCGTCTTAGATGAAGTAACGCTTAATTTACCACCTGTTGTAGACCAATTAACGGTAGCTCCTTCGACTGGAGAGCTGCCCTTGGTGTAATTAAGAGTGATCGTTACTGTATCTGTACTGTCAGCGATAGCGGACGTTTTATCCGCTGACAGGGTTACTTTCCCTCTTCGGCAGTCAGTTTAATCATGACGCCAGCGGTTAATTTGTTGCTAGTGAAATGCTTCTTCCAGTTACCTGCGGTGCCTAACTGTGTTAAATCAGGGTTTTTTCCTTTTGATTCATCCCAGCTATAGCCCAGAACGCCAACGTTAACCACGCCTTCACCACGATAACCAACTTCCAAGTTCTCCTTGTCATTGATTTCATAAGATCGGAAAGTCGGCTCTTGGGATTCAGTGATAGTCACAGCACCCGGCACTAAACCAAAGATGGCATCTACTGGCGCTGTATCCGTTACCAGCACAGGCTTACCTAATGTGCCTGGCTGTCCACCGTAGATAACCACACCCGCTTCTTCATACACTTTGTTGTCAATGGCCTGATCAACAATATCGAAGTAGGTGGTTGAGTGCATAACAAACAGATTTACACGGTTAAATTTATCGCCGTATTTGCGTAAACCTTTGGTCAGCGTTTTCTTGCCATCGGTCGCAATATCAGCCGTCACCACCATTTCTTTGTTATTGCCGATTGCTGCACCCAGCGCAGCTAAAGAGTATTTAATGTAACCCTCTAGTGAAGCATCTGCCGCATCCGTACCCACCAACTCAGAAAACTCCGATACATCACGCCCACGGCGTTTAAATGCTTCTTCTGTCGTTGCATAAGGACCATATTTCCAAGGTGCTTTTACATCAACAGATTCGCCCGCGCCGATTTTTTTGTTCTCTACGGATGCTGTAGAGTTTACATCACGATGCTCAATCGAACCGCCGATATGATAAAAGGCACGCTTACGGAAGTCCCCCTCGATAAACAAGTTATCCAGCACAATTGCGCCGTTTGATGCCTGATTAAATACTGCTAAATTATCTTGACGGCGTTCTAAAAACGCAGTTTGTGCTAAATCGTTATAAATTACTAAATCATTATTAGTCGTCGTAGCCATTGCTTATATTTCCTTACTCTTTTGGAAGTTTTAAATATGCGTCACGCCCGTATCGGCGAATATAATCAGCCTTGTCACTAGCGGACATTTGAGAGCGTTTAAAATGCGCACCACCTTGTTTATGTTTCCCTGCATCTGTACCAGAGGCTGCGGGGAATAAGTGAGGAGCACTTTCTTTTAGGGATTCAATCCATTCAATAGGTGATAATGGCGTACGACCATCTTTACCCATAATTGGATTGCCATCTTCATCAACGGCTACGGCCTGACCTTCATCGTTGATCTGAAAAATGCCTTTGGAACGTAAAATTAAATCTTCTTGAGCGCTGGTTAATGCGCCCGCTTTCCCTGCTGCGGAACGAATTTCATCGCCTAACACACGAGCACGGAATTTATTTGCAAACGCCTCTGCCTTTTCAGCTTTAGAGCTTGCTTCTTTTAACTTCTTGTCGAAATCACCACGCAAACGCTCAGTACGCTTATTGAGAACCTCGTCAATTTTGCCATCTGCAATGAGTTTAGCTTCTTCGTCATTCTCAAAGCGTTTGAGCATTCCCTTCACAGTGTCGGGATCAATACCTTCAAAGCGTTTCAAGTTATCGCCTTGCTCCTTGAGCTTGCCGAGTAACTCACTGTTTTTAGCCTTTAGCCCTGAGACCTGCTTATCGATGATGGCTTGAATCTCTGGGGTGATTTCTGGTACTCCACCCCCTCCACCTTGCGAACTATCATCAGCCTGTGAATAGTATTTGCGTTCGATATTCATAAATAACATGTTATTCCCCTTGGGATTGAATGCGCCTAGCGCGTTGAATTAACTCAGCCCTAAGCTGAATTTAGGTAATAAAAAAGGCCGCATAAGCGACCAGTGTTAGTTTGATTTTAATCCGCGACTGATAACCCGAACCGTGTCACCGACTATCGTTGTAATGTAAGCATGATCTGTTCGTTTAATATCAAATAATGGGATGGCGTCTTTCTTTGTGTGTTCAACCCGCGCCACGATATCTTTATTTTCTGATTCAGGATAAAACTCTAAGCGGTACATATCTCCTAAGCAGTGGACTTCTTCCACTTTACGTCCTTCACGTTCAGTAATTAATTTAAGTGCGTACATAGTTATATTCCTTAGTTTTTTAAGCAACAAAAAAGGCCACCGAGGTGACCTTGTTAAATGGTTTATTGATTAGCTATATCCAGCCTCTCTAAATGCTTGCTTGTCTATCTCCCTGAGCTGTTCGAGAGAAATAAACTCACCTTTGTCCGTGTAAAATTCGGATGGATGCATACCGCCCTCTTTCATCAACCTGAACCTTGTCTCTCCAAATACCTGTCGCTGTCGCCACTCAGGTTGTCGCTGTATCCAATCAAGAAAATTAGTATCCGCTGGCACTTGCCCGTCCATTGATGCTCTCGTTCCTGCATCCATCTCGTCTAAATCAATGCCTAATTCACGCCATGATTTGGTAACCAATGTTTCTGTTGAACGGCAATTGAAGTGGATTTTTCCTGGGCCTTGTAGGTAAGGAACTTTATGACCAATAGGCTTACCTTCCAGCGTGTATTTCAGTCTGTCACGAATAATACAATCGTGAGATGTTTTATTATCGAGGGTAGATAACCACTGTTTACAATCAAGAATGTCTTTATTGGCACCAGCAAACTGATCTCGCGCTGTTGCTTGTAAATGGCTAATGGCAGTTTTAGCTATTGTCGTCGCATTAGCTCGGCTTAGTTGCAATATGCCATCTTTATAACCTTGGTTTGCATGTCCTCTGATTTTACGTCCGATTTCTACCGCGCTATCACCATTTAAATAACCATTACGAACAGCGTTATTTATGCGTGTCATGCGATCTGACTCTAACCCATCAGCCCATTCAGAAAGTAATTTCCCTTGAAATGGGCGAGACATGACTGAGGAAAATAGCATTTCCTCTGTAATGCTCATTAGTGGATATTTGCGTAGAACAACATCAGGTAGTAGAGAATCAAAAAGGGATGGGTAATAACCAGCCTCATATAATGCATGCGCTCTCATTTCTTCCGTTAGTAGCGAAAAAGCGCTATCAACAGCTCGCTTATTAATACTTCTAACGCTGGACAGCAACGACTCCAATCGCCTTGCAGTGAAACTATTAACATCGATGGAGGTATCATCTAAAGACACTATAAGTGAAGCAGTTAATTCAGCATCAAACTCATTAAGTGCCTTTATCATGCGTCTAGCCACCCCTGTAGAATAGCGACCAGAAAACAGGGAGTGAGCAATCAATTCATCCATTAACCGCTCATTCACTGATCTCATGTCTCACCTACCATTGTCGGCTCTTGATTATTAAGCTCATCCACCACCACATCAACATCATCAGCGGGGTCGATAACATCATATTTCTGCAAACTTCTCACTAAGTCAGATTTACGCGTTGCGCCAGATTGCCATGCTGCGACGATTTCACGGATCATCGAACTATCGGCAATGTGATTAACGAGGTCTTTGTTAATCTCAAACGAAATGCCTGCAGTATCTAAACCTAAGTATTCAGCACACCATATTAGCGATTTACTGCATGCATCGGAAACATTAGAGCAACAGGTGCTCAGGATAGAGGTTTGTGCGTTCTGTTCACCGACAGACTGAATAACCGTTTTAACTTTGCTATCAGCAGAAACCAATTGAGCACCGAGCGCAACCATATAATCGCGTTTACTGTCCATTGCTTCTTTTGCCAGCATGTTAGGTTGAGCCTGAGCGTAACCAAAGAAACCTTCTTTTGGCAACATAATTGGCGAGCGAGAACCAACCATAACGCCTTTCTTTTCTAGATAGTCACGCCATTCTGTTCCTAGCCCACCTAGATAAGGTTGTATTTGCCCACAGAAGAAAACAGAATCTTCATAATCAGCAGAGTTTCGATAATGCCCTAGGTTGATTTTTGCCAATCCTAGAAGTGGGGCTTCATCAATAGTGTGATCATTATTCTGTGCACCAATAAATGTAAATGGAATTTCATTCCACACACCGTTACCAGCACGCGCAGGTATATACTCAGAAGAAATTTCAAAAACGCTACTTCCACTGGGCTTGCGATACACGCGGCAGATAAACTTACCTTCTTCTATCGCTAATACTCGGTATTGAATTGCATCTTTAAATCCAAATCCGTCCTCTTCTTCAATTGTCTCTCGCAATACCACCAGCGTTAACATCGTGCGCCCATTAATCCGCGCTGTACGCCAATTAATGATATCTTCAGCTCGATATTGAAATATGTACGGAAGTTTAGAATCACTATTGTAATCAACATATAGCCCGTGTCGCCCTACCTCTAATACCGACTCAAGCGAGGACTGAGCGAGTTGATAAATACTTGAGCCCGCACCATCAGCATCATCTTTTAAACACGAAAGCTTTTCGACAACAGCAACTAAGGGATCTTTTTTAAATGCCATGCCTATCATACCGTTACGGGTGTTACCTGTTATTGGGTAAAACACAGCACGGTCCTGATAGTCTTTATTGCGTTTCCTTTTGCGTTTGCCATCTTGTTCTTCAAGCTCAGGAAGATAGCTTTTTATGTCCTCACCACCTCGACAAACAGAGCGCACTAACTCCCACTGAGGAGCAGCCGTTTTATACTCCGGTCGAGTGAAATCTACATTTGTTGTACTCATCAGAAGGTTGTTCCTAGGTTAATTTCGAATGCTGGACGCTTGGTATTTCTGCGACTCACCGCAAAATACCTAAATCCGTCAGCATCATGCGACGTGTAATCGTGAAGCGGTTTATCTTTCCAACAGCCTCGCTTGTCATCCCACTCTTTACGATAAGCTTCTAGATGAGCAATGCCTTCACTACATTTATGCTCATCAAACACGCAAAGTGGCAGAATTTCACGTACTGCCTCGATACCTTCATCAACTGAAAGCTTCGGCACTACTTCAAATCGGATTGAGTAAATTTGTCCGTCGATTTCGTACCCCTCACGCGCTAATTCACGCCGAGATTTCGCATCCGAGCCAAACTCACGGTTATCGATATCATGAGGGCCATTGTGACTTGCATATGTGTAGCCTTTGTCTTTCAGTACTTTCATGTAGTGCCGTAGACCTTCACCACTGTTTGAGTAGTGGTCTATAATGTGGAACTCCTCGCCCACTTCACGAATAAACCAAATTGACGTTGAGTCACCCACACCAATATCCCAGTACGTGTGAACCGGTAAGTGCGAGTTATCAGGAAGTGTGCCAATGCGTTTATTTTCGTACAGGAAGCGGAACTGCTTGGCGTAGTAAGCGCCTTCAACCGATTGTTGGAATGCCTCAGACGGTATTGACGGATATTCCCGTTTCATATCGTCGCCAAGCGTTTTCTCTTTGGCGTAATACCATGCTTTCTGGCGCTCATTTAATTGAACACCATGTTTGCTGGCTATCTCATCAAAGTAATCAACTAACCGCTGGGGTAATGGCTCAACAGGATTAATGGCATACTCTGGATTCTTCCACCATGAGAAGAAAAAGAACTTCCAGTCTAGGTTAGAGAGAGTCTTATTCTGAATTTGCGCTTTCTCAGCAGACTGGCAATAATCGAAGAAATAACCTGCTCGACCCTCCGCTGTGCTTTCAATCGTCGTAAAACAATCGCTTGATACCGCCTCAAATGCGCCAGTGACAATCTCACGGGCTTTCTCTGGATACTTAGCACATATCTTACCGAACTCAGAAACGTGCAAATAACGGAGCGTACCGCCACGAAATGACGTGCTGATATAGAGCGAGCCGCCTTTGCTAAACACCAACTCACCAGCCGCATCATTACTCGCTGGGTTAGCCGCTTTGATTTCATCAGGTAGCTTGTCATAGGCATACTTTATCTTTTCCCTGAATAGTCGCTTAGCATCGTTAAGTGTGTGGGCTATCAATGCACATTTAGCCGCCTCAAATAACGCTGCGTCCAATTGGATAATGCAGACCTCAGTAGTGAAGCCAAGCTGACGGGCTTTAAGGATAATGTTTCGCGTGTGCATCCCTTCAAAATATTCGAGTTGCTCAGGCGTCATTTTAAATCGAACTGGCTTACCTTCTTTATTGGTTATCCAGTAGAGGTGATTTAATCGCCAGAGCTTATCTCTTAATAATGCAAGATGTTCTGGCTTCATGATTATTCCTTAGATAAGTCGTCCATTAGTTCTGATAGCTGACTAGCTGTCTTATTCGGCTGAGCATCATCAAGGCCGTATGCTTGACGCTCAAGTCCAACTAAATTTTTAAGTGTTTCGCTTAATGCCTTGGCTGACTTAACGCGCTCAGGCAGGGAGATGATTGAGTGATAAATTTCATTGAGTTTGTCGCGTCCGTTATCATCAGGACTAAACATTAACTCGCCAAGTTTTCTTAAGGCTGGCACATCAGCACATTCAGCAGATAGTTCATCAAATAAGTTATTAGTTAACTCTCTAGCCCTTCGAATATCGCCTCTATGCTCCATGCGGACATTAGCAATAACCTCGGCATTAGCCTCAATAAGTTGCCGTTCTGAAATAGCCTTTTCGGTGGCAACCAGACTGGCAACCTCCCTTTTGGCAACCAAGTTTTCAGCCCTAGCTTTAACCTTCGCCTTTAGATCTCGCTCCCACCCTTCTTTCTTGGCGCGCTTACTTATCGCCTGATGGGTTATCTCGTATTGAGAGGCTATTTCCCTTATGGACATCACGCCAGCTCGGTAAGCCGACTCGATGGCCTCCCAATCTGGTCTTTTAGCCATATCCATTCCTTTAAATTTCTTTAAACACAATTTCTTTCTTAAAACAGAGCTTCATTAACCAAGTGCTGTTAATTAAAGCTCCGATAATAAACAATGGATACATGTAACGGCGCAGTGTCATTTTGTAATGCAGTGTTCCTGTTTTCATATTCCACCCAATAAAAAAGGCCACTAGGGCCTATTTGGTTTTCTGTTTGTTGACTAATTTGCCTAACTCGCGCTCGACGATTTCAGCAACTATCCGCCCCTCATCAACTCTGCCACAGTGTAAGCATTCAAGTGATTGCTGTAATTGACGATGGAGAGTATCTAGCCAGTCTTTTTCTTGTTTGGTCACGCCTTCTCCTTAGCGAACTTACTCGCCCACACTTTGGCAATATGTAAGCAGTCGTCAAACATTCGCCCTTTTCTACTTGCTTGAGAGCTTCGGCGATAATGATCTACCGCCATGTAACTTGCTCTACGACAAACAGGCAAAGAAAAGCCGAGCTTTTTTAACTCGGCTAGTACGTTCTGCTCTATGAATTGTTCGTGGTTCATGCCGGCTCTTCTCCATCTGGAAATTCGCCCATATCAGGTAAGGTTAATTGTGATAGTTCTTTAATTGCCTTCTTCGCTTTGCGTATTTTCTTTAAGTGACGCTTGCGTAAATTCATTAAGTCACTACCTTTCCTGCCAAAGTTCTCGAACGACCAGTTATCGGCTGCTACTAATCTATTTTGCATCTCATTGATAGTCAGGGTTTTAAGCTCATTCATGTCAAGGTTTGCTAACCCCGTTTGTGGTTTTGACTCTTTTTCAGCTAGATCAAGCAACCATCGACGCAAGGCTTTCGCTACATCTGTATTAGCTAACATTCCGATTAGATGCGCACCTCTAACAGAGAAGATCCTGACCTTTTTCTTACGTAAGTTGTTGTTTATTCCATTGGTCATTGTTTCAGTGACCATTGTCATATCATCAGAAAACTCATCTTTATTGGCGTTATATAGATTGGTTACTGACTTCTCATTTTTGTATTCGAGAAGCTTAGCCATCTAAGAGCTGGTAAACCAAATCTTATTATCACCATTATCAAATGGAGTAATTTCATTACCTTTGAAAACTAATGATTTGCTCATGGTGTAAATCCTTATAGAAAAGCGAACCTGTTCACCAGAAATAACCGCCCCACAGAAAACACCATTAACGGTTTTTCTCAGGTTCGACTTTCTGTAAGGTTCTGTGAGTGTTTTTAATTGCGCGGTGAATGCGCCGATGAAATGTGTAGAGTTCGCAGCTTAGCGATACACTGCTAAGCCACTTCTAGTCTGTTCCTAGCAGTCAAGATATGATCACTCTCCTTAATGGATAAACG